CCTGCCATTATTATAATTCCTCCTTTAATAATAGTTAAAAATTAAAAACTCACCTTGATTTTATAGCAAGTAAAAAACAAAGTAAACTTTAATGATATGTTCTTATACGACTCTTTCACATTATACATCTTCACCAGTTACGATTCTTTCCAGAGGACTCTGGACTTTATTATCGTTCAATGAAGCGTATATAAGAGCTTCATTTATGTTTTCAGATGTGATAGCACTATATGCACTAATCAACCTGGGAATTACTTTGATACTGATGGATTTGTAATTATTCATATCATTATCTTTAGAAAGTCTGAATGGAACGTTTATATCCGTTTTACTTCTACAGAGTTCGGATATGATAATTCCGAACAGTTGCAGAGAGATTTTATACTTAGCTCCGTTGTACGTACAATTGTCTACAATATAATTTTGAATCTGATCATATGGTATTGTATTAGGAATGAAACCGTTAATAATAAACAGAGAGATCATATCTTCTGTATTATCTACACTTTGAGGGACTTTAGTTTCTACTAAGATAGCATCATCTTTTTTATAGCATAGAACTCTATAGTCCAATGGTTCAGATTCTTTAATTAATTTAATAGACTTCATTTTTTCTACTTTGAATGGTTTAGTCAATATTCTAGTTGGATAATTGAACTGTTTCAAAGTAGACATCTTTCCGTTTTCTTTCATAGCATAGCTCATAACTCCTAA